TCACCTTGAAAAGGGGAGAACTTAGCCATCTCCTTCAAATTCTTTGGAAAAGAATTAACCAAACGCATACCAACATTCGCAGGGGTGGCAGTCGGATTAGCCGAATCAATAATAGTGCATTGAAAAGTTGATTTCGATGAAGGTTGTGGAACATTACATGCTGTTACTAGTCCACCAACAGTCAATTGAGGAGTGGTGTTAACAACTTCGATAGCCAAACCACACAACTTAAGTTTCGACGTTAAGAAGGCAGAACTCATGGACAAAAATTGAACATCATTAGAAAATCCAGCAACTCCAGTTGGGGCAAAATCAGCTCCATTGGTGGCATAATTTATTTGAACATTACCGAGCATACCAAATGAAGCCAAATTGGATTCAATAGCTGAACCCGTGAGAGTGCCGGACGAGGTTGGAATAATATTTCCAAAAGGAAAGGCACCTATTCGGCATTGCCAAGGTCCAACAGGCAAAGCGACTGGGGAAGTTGTTCTTGATATCTCAACTTCAGCAACATCATCGAACGTAAAGAGCTGTCCAACGTGTTTATCAGGGATACCCCGAAAATCTGAAATTGTTGTATCATGCCAACCGTCCATAGCAACTTTTAGGGCTGAAACGGAATGAACACTAAGGATTTTATTTTCAATGAGTTTGTTTAAAACGCCTTTATTATTGCTCATCACTTGATTTAAAGCCTCCGCCTCCGAAGCTTGTAAAACGGTATCAGGATCGAATTGAGTAAAAAAAATAAGTTGATCTTTGTCAAAAAACTCAATAATTTTATTATCATTTGCCTCGAAACCAGCGTAAAATTCATGTACATAGTCTTCATTTATAAGTGCAGATATATGCCGAATCGACACGATTGCAGGATCTTTCGAACACGCAACCTCAGGGATTCGACAATAATCTTTAAAGAAAACCATAAAGTTTTGAAAATGGCTGGACCCATAACTCATAATAGTCAGAGTCATTATCTTAGACAAATAACCTACCAGTTCAAGCTTCTTTAAATCAAAGTAACAAGAGTGAGCAAGTCTCACTGGATCGTATTTCGGGATAAATATCCCGCGACGTTTTACGAAAGTCGCACCAAGAAAAGAAAGTGGCTCTTGCGTATCATCATCAAGAAAATCTCGATGGTCTCCAAAGGTCGAAGTGTTGATATGCAAAAACTTTAATTCAAGGTTGAATAGTTTCATGTGTTCTGTTAACCAGGCCCGGTCAATAAATTTAGAAAATTCTTCATCTATACCGGCAATATTGTCATCTCCAAAAATATATGCAATTTGAGTTGTAATAAGTTGGAATGAAGGGTACGAGTCGTACTTATCAAAAAATGCTTTTGCAAGCAAAGTAACAAGCAGGACTATGTGCATCCGAATATTGTCAAGCGTCGTAGAACCAGAACCCGAAGGATTGCCAAGAACCTTTTTCAAGACTTCTCCATTAGGCAACCGTATTAACATCTCGGTTAGATTCTGAGCGACCCAGTTAAAGTCACTTTTGTAATCCTGATAATCACCAAACTGGATTAATAGTTCCTTATGAGTTTGATAAATTAATGGGATCAACGGGATGAACTTATCCCATCCACTAACATCATAACACACCCGTGCGTGTTTAGTCAATAGATTGGCACAGATAGAATCTGCACCGCCTGAGTAAAGATTTATTCCATAAGCAGACCACTTATATAGTTTAAAACGTTCAGAAAGTCTTACAGTGAATTTCTTCTGATAGTGGAGATAGTGCGTCGGACTAACACAAAATATTCTTACTTTACAAGCAAGTATATCGGCCATATCTTTAATTTCAACTTTAGGTACTCCATTATAAATAACGGGTAAGATGTGACGATAAGCTTCCATTTCTTTTGATATTTTATGTTCGAAATAATTTTTCTTAGAACGCAAACCAAATTGGGTTCCTGGAAAACCAGGTGATTTAGTAAGATCATAAGAAGCCATAATTTCATCTTCGGAAGCTATAGAATCTTTATAAAGATTCCCATATTCTGTTTTGTAGAAATCTGTTGCAAAGGCGACAAAGGACTGAAGCTTGCTAGAATAGGTCGCATCTTCTTTTCCATATTTATCCCAAGATAAAATAGTTTTATCTACATTCTTTTGAGTTGGTTGTACTGTGGCGAATTTATCACCAGCAAGATCTCTGAGAAAATTTTTGGATAAGAGTCCTTTGTATTCATTGAGGAACGGGGATTTGTTCCGTTTGTATATATGTGAGGAAAAATTTCCTGATTTCGGTAATAGGCCTACTACTTGATGGTTGTTAAGTGTGTAGTAGTACCGAGGCGCTACAGGCACCTTTATTTTGTAAGGTAAAATCAGCTCAGTGCTTAAGCCGACCTCCTCCCATTTAAATGGGACAAATCAAAACAAACATTATTATTACCAACAGTTGATTTACCATGAGTTAAAACATGAACCCCACAAACCAAATTAGACTCGGTTAAAAGAACAGAACCGCATGATCCATCGTAGGTAGTAACAGAATGGTAGATATAACCATCACGACTTTCACCACCAGTGACAGAAGTAAGTAAGCCATGCTTGGTTGTGGTAGGATTATAGCCAATAAAAGTGCATCTGAAACCATTTTGAGGAGGTTTCGTTACAATTCCAAGGGCATCTGACACCTTAATACCAGTAAATTTAGTGGAAGCAAGTGGTATAAAAACAAAAGCTCTATTTCCTTCTCCATACCGAACATGATCTTTCGAAGCCGAAAAAAGAAATTTCTCTTTATTGTAACCATATATGCATGCCTCAATCTTGAACTGATGGTCAGTAACGATAAAACCTACGTCATTACCATTTTTAACAAGCGGAGTAGTTCCCCAAAATCCATCTGTGATAACTGAGTGCGGGTTGTGCATAGTAAATAGAGCTCGTCCAACCTTTTCAATGTCGAGGGGTTCATACCTTGATTGTGATTGTAACTTCTTCTCACTATTAGCGCGCGTTTGCCATTCAGCGTTACCTGACTTGAGTTTGAAGCAGGACGACATTTGCTTATTGACTTTCTTACAATCGGTAATGTACTCTTTCCTAGTATACTGTTTTGGCCTCCTACACCAATCGCATTCGGATCCACCAGCAACATAGGATAAACAGCCGGGATTTTTAACTTTTGGAACTTTAGGCTTGGAGGCCAGATTTTTGGGCCCTTCCGATTTTGGAGCAGTTTGAAGCGGAAAATGCTTATCAAACTGTTTAACCTCAGCAGAAATTTTTGAAAAATTAGTATTAATTTTATATGTAGGGTCTTCTTCAACAAGATCATACCAAACGCGTATAGTCTTTTTAAGAGTCGCCATAAATTTCCTTTGAGATCTCATGTATTCTGAATCGGCAAAATCACTATTATCTCCCACTTTACCACCATGTGTCATCTTATCATTATAATCGTCATTAGTAGCATAAAGAGTGTCAAGGATTTTACCAATTGATTTCTTCTTAGCATCGTTGTAGCTGCGACCAGACTTTGAAAAATGAACATATGCATTAACAACAGCAGATCGCTGAGCCATAGCACAATCTTCATAATCTTGATCGGTAAACTCACGACCGTCGGATTCAGCTTTACGCCTTTGAATATTAATATAATCACCGGAAAGTTTACCTTCACGAGCATCTTTAGCATAGAGTGCGGCATTCTTCTCATCATTACCACTAGCCTTCAAACGCTGATTGTGTTTAGCACGTTGACCAGCATTTTTCCCCGGATTCTTACCATCACGTGGTCCAACCTCTTTAGAAGCGGCCGTTGGTTGACATCCAGTGAAATGAACACAATAATGACCTCCGCAAGGAGTGTGACAACATTTCCCAGGATCAGTCTTAATTTTCATGGGACATGAATCGTAATGAATACATCCACTTGAGACTTCAGGTATAACAACAGGAACTGGAACAACCTCAGGTACAGTAGAGAGCTTCAGCACGGCATCCTTGATTGTTTTCGTTTCTTGTCTATCTTTATATTGTTTAAAACACCAATCAGTTACTTCCCTTTTATATTGAACAGGGAGCACTTTAAGCGCAACAACAACGGCAACGATAGCAGAAATGGTAGTCACACCAACAGTCATAATAAAAGGATGTTGATTAATGAAATCTTTCATAGCGGAGAAAGCAGTACTAACAACAGTAAGTGTTTTATCACCAAAAGAAGGAGGCGGGCGAGCTGTAATACTAAGTTCCAGATTTTTCTTATAAACCTCATCAGACTTCATAAAACAACGGAATTTATCCGATGCGATAAAAACAGAAAAATTTGGAAAGTCTGAAGATTTAATTTTAATTCTCTCCGGTTCGTGGTCATCATCAATAATCTCGAGTATAGGACCCTCCTCTTCCTTATTCTTATTCCTAAGAATCTCAACAACTTCACGAAGTTCAGAAACTTTCTCATTATCAGGTTCAGGACGAACAACTTTAATATGTTCAACAGTCGTTTCTAAACTTAAATCATAAGAACAACTGTCGTATTTGGTAAAATAGGGTGCAAGAATAGCAAAGAGTTTGGCAGAAAAGTCATCAGGATTTTTAGTACTAAGAAGAGGGGACAAATCAAGTGTTATTCCATCACCAACAGTGACTACTGAAACACGGCTAAGGGAAGCCTTGTCAATTTTGGATTTGGGCCCATCAAAAACCCCACCACTAGTCATAACACGTTTTCCAGCCGCGGCCAACATATTCGTGGATCTATGGAGATCATATGCCTCTCCAAGCATCTTCGTATCGAACATGGAACAACCTGCAACAGCAAGTGTTAAAGCCGAACCGACTCCGGTGATCATACCAAGAAGACCACTATTGTTTTCACGAGCTTCGGTCATTTCCTGTTCATAGAGAGCTTCTTCAAGATAGGAAAAAGCCCAGGGTAAAACAGCTCCAGTCGCAGCAGCGTTAGCAGTTGCAATCAAAGCCATAGTACCTTCGTTAAGATCCATATTAAAATCAGCACAGTAAGCAGCAACCGAAAAAGAAGCACACATTGAGTGATAAATACCATACATACAACTAGTAAACACCAAAGGTTTATCAGCCATCATAAGGGAAACGATTCCTATTGTAGTACCAACTGTACTCGTTATGCCTAATGTTAAGTTAGGGTATTTCTTCTCTTGTGCAATAACACGATCAAAGTATTGAGATGCCATTTTACTCATGATTTCTCCACTATGTGAGGAAACACCAGCCATCAAACTATCCTTAAGTACAGGATCTTTGTTCATGGCAGAAGCAAAACGTTTAACACCACTTTGAACCATGTAATCACAAACTGTATCAATCCACGAGGGTTCTTCTATAATCTCAATATTAACTGGATTTTCGGGGGTTTCGTCAAGGGTACCAGAAACTGTGCTACTTAAAAAAGGAACTAAACTAGGAGTATAGATCTCACCATCCGCAGATATCACTCTAACAAATGTAGCTTGAACGGATGTAAGTTTTTCAGAAGAATTACAAATTTTCTGTATAAACCTAAGAAATATGGTATTTCTAACTCTACCTAATCTAGCATACACACTGTAATAATCAATAAATTCAGTATTAACGTAAATTTTATTTTGAGCAAAAAGACCCAAGGTTGTGTTTAAAAGTTTCGCAGCTTTAAGACAATCGTCACACATACAAGTACCAGTAATAGAAACTAGGTTAACTTTACAGTTATGACCAGTGGCAAAACCACCAACGAGTAAAAGATCACCAAAATCTTGTTTTTCAAACAATTTAAAAGTGTAAGTTATTTTAGAAGCGGCAATATCGCTTTCACTGGGGCAAGCGGCCCCAGCGCGTTGTGTAAC